ATGATAATATGTTTGAAGGTCCCTCTAACTGCCCTCGTGGTGTCCCTTCATTGAAGGCCGCAATTGATTCTTATAGGTCTTCAAACACGTTAAATGTAATAAACAATACTATATTTAATTATGCTGGCCCCGCCATTGCTAGTGAGAATAAAAACCTGAACTTTACTGGTAACAAAGCTTACAACTGCTGTACGAATCCTAATAATTCTCCTGCTAATAAAATCACTGTCTCTTCAACTGGTGGTGAAGCTTTAATCTCTAATAATAACATATATGATGACCAAAGCACAGCTACGGCTATTGCAGGTTTAGCTTATAAGGGAGATAGAAATAGAGTTATAGGTAACCACTTTTCTGGGTTTGCTCGTCCTATAAACCTAGACGGAAAAGCAACATCGGATAGCATTGTAAGGGCTAACTCTTGTCCTGAACGATACGTCGATGATTTCATAATTAAAACGTCTGCTTCTACAGCATATGCGCAAATCTCTGGCACTAACTTGACTGGTAATCCATATCGGTTCGCTCTTGTAACACTCCAGCCAAGAGGCGATATTTCACCAGCTACGCGATACTGGCCCACATGGAGTGGCGCTGCTTGGTTTATAAATATGGACGCGGCTCCTGCTTCTCCCGTAACTTTTATTGCGAAATTACAACTTCAAGATGATTATGACCGCTAATAAGATGGGAATTTACATTTACCTAATCCCCGACACTATCGAAGATAATATTTAAACAAACACTTTATGAACAAGACAGCAGAAGCCTTATACACATCCCTTGAGGGGAAGCGGTATCAATACCTAGACCGTGCTCGTTCGGCTTCTAAACTTACCATACCATACATCATGCCAGACGAAGGGTTCGGAGCCCACAGTCGTCTGGAGACACCATTTCAGGGCATTGGGGCTCGCGGAGTAAATAACCTCGCATCTAAATTACTGTTAGCACTCCTACCACCCAATGCCCCGTTCTTTCGCCTACAGATAGATGAACACGGGCTACGCTCAGAAGGAGCACCCGAAGAACTTATCACCGAGATTGAGACCTCCCTACAACAAGTAGAGGAAACCTTTATGGAGGAGGTCAGTCGTGGTTCGTATCGCACAGCCATTCACGAAGCAGTAAAGCACCTAGTAATCACAGGTAACGCTTTGCTGTACGTACCCGAAGATGGAGGAGCCCGCGTGTTCCACCTCGACCGCTTCTGTGTTGAGCGTGACCCTATGGGCAACATCCTTTATATCTGCACCAAGGAAACCCTGAGCTACATGAGCCTCTCTGAGGATATGAAAGAAGTAGCAGGTGCTAATGAAGGTGGAGTAGATGATGAAGTAAACCTCTACACCGCTGTCTGTCGTAAAGAGAAAGGCTGGAAGGTCTGGCAGGAAATCAACGGCAACGTTATACCTAAGTCTGAAGGCTTCTTTGGTCTTGATAAGAACCCCTACATCCCCCTCCGCTTCTCCCGCATCGACGGTGAGGACTACGGTCGTGGCTACGTAGAAGAGTATCTCGGTGACCTACAGTCCCTTGAGTCTCTCTCTCAATCCCTTGTCGAAGGGTCGGCTGCTGCCGCTAAGGTTCTGTTCCTAGTGAACCCTAATGGTACTACTCGTGCTCGTACACTCGCTGAGAGTCCTAATGGTGCTATTGCCCAAGGTAACGCTCAGGACATCTCAGTACTACAGCTAGAGAAGTTCAATGACTTCCGAGTTGTTCAGGAAAGCGTACAGAAGATTGAGGAACGCCTCGGTCACTCTTTCCTGCTTACTAGTGGCGTTGTTCGTCAAGCTGAGCGTGTTACTGCTGAGGAAATACGTATGCTTGGACAGGAACTAGAGTCAGCACTCGGCGGCCTCTATTCATTACTTTCAATGGAACTACAGCTTCCTCTGGTCAATCGTCTGATGGACGTGATGAACAAGAAGAACAAGCTTCCTAAGTTACCCAAGGATGTCGTTAAGCCAATCATCATCACAGGTGTTGAGGCTCTCGGACGCGGTAACGACCTACAGAAACTTGACCTGTTCCTTGCTGGAGCTGCTCAGGTTGTTGGTCCCGAAGCTGTAGCAGGTCACGTACAGGTGGCAGAGTATTTCAAACGTCGAGCAACCGCTCTCGGTATTAAAACTGAGGGACTGGTTAAGTCGTCTGAAGAAATGGGTGCAGAGATGCAACAAGCCCAACAACAACAAATGGCGGAGAAGCTAGGACCAGCAGGTATCAAAGCGATGTCTGACCAAGCTACCGCCGCTCAACAGCAACAACCAAGCGAGGTATAATGGCTAACTATCAATCAACCCAAGTAAACGAAACCAGCGAGGAAGAAAACGTCTCGCTCGAACAACAGGCGGCTATGCAAGAAGAAGCTGCCAACCAACGTAATCAAACCATCGAAAGTGACACCGAGCAGGAAACAACCGAGGAAACTCCCGAAAAGGAAACAACCGAGGAGCGTCCTGAGTGGCTCGATGATAAGTTTAAATCACCTGAAGACCTAGCTAAGGCTTACAATGAGCTTCAGAAGAAACAGTCCACCAAGACAGAGAAAGCAGAGGAGAAGACAGAAGAACCATCTCCCAGCTCTAAGACATCAGAAGTAGTCTCTAAGGCTTCTGAAGACTTTGCTAAAAATGGAGAGCTGTCTGACAAGTCCTTTGTTGAACTTGAGAAGGCAGGTATCTCCCGTGATATGGTGGAAGCCTACATCCGTGGTCAGGAGTCAATTGCGACTTCACAGGCTATGGACATCCAAGGTGAAGTAGGTGGCAACGCTAACTACAACGCTATGGCTGACTGGGCTGCGGATAACCTTAGCGACAGTGACCTTGACGGTTTCAACTCTATTGTTGAGAATGGTTCGGTTGACCAAGCTAAGATGGCTGTCAAAGGTCTCTATTCTCAGTTCATCTCTGCGGGCGGTAATCCTCCAGAACTATCACAGGGCGGCACAAGTGGCTCTTCTGTTAAACCCTTTGGGTCTGCTGCTCAGGTTACTGAAGCTATGCGTGACCCTCGTTATTCAAATGACCCAGCGTTCCGTGACAATGTCGAGAAACGCTTAGCGGTCTCCAACGTCCTTTAAACCCCTAATACTATGCCTATTGAACTTATAGCAATGCTTGGTGGTGGTGTGTCAGGATTCGTAATGAAACTGATTGCCGCACAAGGAGAAGCTCAGACTAGAAACTTTGAGATGCTCCTTCAAAAGCAGACAGCCGCCGATGAATCTGCCGACAAAGCAGCCGCTCGTGGCGGTGTATGGATTCGACGTGTATTCGTCTTCTTTGTTCTGTTCGCTGTTATCGTAGCTCCCTTCATACTCTCATTGTTAGGGACTCCTGTAACTGTAGAGAAAGAAGGACTCGGAGGCATCTTTGGTCTCCTCGGATTTGGTGCTGGTAGCTGGGAGTCTCTGAACGGCTTCGTTCTACTCCCTGAAGTTCGCCAAGCGATGCTTGCCATCATTGGCTTCTACTTTGGCTCCTCACAGGTTCGTTAATGGTTTATAAAGTAACAGCTCTGTTGTTGTTATTGGCAGGGTGCTGCCCAGCATCTACATCAATAACACTAGAAGACTTCGTAAAGCTTATCCCTAAGTGGGAAGTTTACCCCGACAGTCCTCACGATGTAGTGGGCGACAACGGGGCTGCTTACGGCCATTACCAGATACACAAGGTAATGGTAGATGATTACAACCGTATAACTGGTTCTAACGCTGTCCATACGGACGCCTTTGACCCCAAGGTCAGTGAACATATCGCCTATGCTGTTCTGAGCCACTACGCACAGCACATAGAGTCCACTGGTGTTACACCCACAACAGACCACCTACTGTTCATCTGGAATGGTGGAGGTGGTGCTTGGACACGTGTGGAAAGCCCAAGGGCTGACCAGAAGCAAATCAATCTTAATACCTACAGAAGTAGGGCAACCCCAATCATAACAAAGTATCTAAATGAAAAGAAAAGGCGTCAGTCTCCGCAAGGAGCATAAATCATCCAAGGGTGGTTTAACTGCTAAAGGCAGGAAGTACTATAACTCCAAGACTGGCTCCAATCTTAAAGCCCCTCAACCTGAAGGTGGCTCACGTAAGAAGTCCTTTTGTGCTCGTATGAGTGGAAACAAAGGACCAATGAAAGACTCTAAAGGCAGACCAACCCGTAAGGCATTAGCCCTGCGTCGTTGGAAGTGCTGACAATTTCCGTCCCTAAGCAAGAAGTAGCGTAAGACCCTTCGAGGAGGATAATCTTAGACGAGCAAACCAAGCCCACGGACACCTAAACCCCCAATAATAATCCAATACTAAGGAAAATAAAAAACTATGGCTAATGGCAATACATCCCCGTCCCGTTTGGGACAAGTAAATGCTGCTGGTGATGCAAATGCGTTGTTCCTGAAGGTGTTCTCTGGTGAAATTCTAACTACGTTTGAAGAACAAAACGTGATGAAGGAATTACACATGGTTCGCACTATTCAGAGCGGTAAATCTGCACAGTTCCCAGCAACAGGAATCGCAACCGCAGGATACCACACAGCTGGCGAGAATATCGCTGACTCTGGAAATGGTTACCTGTCTGCAATCAAACATGCTGAGCGTGTCATCTCGATTGATGATGTCCTCATCTCGTCTACATTCATCGCCAACATTGATGAATTGAAGAACCACTACGACGTTCGTAGCATCTACGCTAAGGAGCTTGGTAAAGCCCTTGCTAAACGCTTCGACGTAGCCACAATGAAGACCCTTGCTGGTGCAGCTCGCTCCTCGGCAACTGTCTCTGGTGGTGAAGCTGGTTCGCAACTCACTGGTCTATTCGCTGGTGCTAATGCTACTGCTGCTGAGCTTATTGATGCCCTCTATGGTATCGCTGAGACTCTCGACGGTAAAGACGTGACTGATGAAGGTCGCTTCGCTATCCTCAGCCCTGCTGATTACTACACCCTCATCACTGCGGACAACAGCGCGATTTCTCTCGCTGCTAACCGTGACGTTGGTGGTGTTGGTAACATCGCAACTGGTACTATTGCTCAAGTTGCTGGCATCAAGCTAGTCAAGAGCAACCACCTCAGCACTATCGCTGTTGACAGCTCTTCCGACACTTCTGGTGACGGTAGCTCTGCTGTCAAGAATGACGTGTTCGGTGCTAATGGTGCTGGCTATAACGGTGACCTATCTGCTACTCGTATCCTCGCTGGTACTAAGGAAGCTATTGGTACTGTTAAGCTTCTCGACCTCGCTACAGAGTCCGAGTACCAAATCGAACGCCAAGGTACATTGTTCGTTGCAAAGTATGCAATGGGACACGGTGTCTTGCGTCCTGAGTGTGCTGTAGAAGTACAGTAAACCCTTAATTCTGAGCCCCCATTGGTAATCCCTTTGGGGGCTCTTTTTTAACTCTTTAACTTTATATAAATAATATGCCTACAACCTCGCTCTCTACGACTCTCCTTGAGTCTGTAAATATCGTCCTTGCTAACTTAGGTGAGTCTCCAGTTAATTCTCTTTCTGGTGGCGCTCTGCCACAGCAAGTGTCGCTGGCGTTAAACAC